AGTTTCTTCTTCTGTTTCATCTGTCTGAATCCCTGCTTGTTTAAACAGAGCTTTTAGTTCCTCTTCATCACGTTGTACACGAGATATGTTACGATTATGGGACGCTGAGTCCGTCTGGATGGCTTCCGACATTTTATACTCCTTATGTTGGGGCCAGCACTATTGCTGGGTAGCCTTATTATTATATGGTATTTAGTTATGCTCTAGTCAAAGTAGCCAGACTTACTTCCTGCTGTGCTACCCTTCTTAGTTTGTGCGCCAAGACCTGCAGCTTTGTTCCGTTGTTTAGTAGCTGCTGCTTTCATCATAGTCTTATGGCTGTCGTTGTCATCGCCTTTATCAGCTGCAGCTCTTGCTAAGGAATCTTTCGCACTAATCTGTGCCTGTAAGGCATCTAACTTACGTTGACGCTCCGCTTGCTTTTCAGCCATACGTTCTTTTATTTTCTCACGGCGCTGATCTGCAATGACTTTATCTTCAGAGGCTAAGAAGGCAGAGGCGTTATCTGATAATGCAGGTGTTTCAGGCTTAAAGACATACGGCTCAGGTAATCCACCTTTTGTGTCAAGCATAGAAGAGAGACCTGCTAGTGGGCCTTTGTAGTCCCTAGCACCAGGTTCATCATTTAAGGATGTAAGCTCAATAGGTTCAGGGGCGGCAATAGGATCCATGCCTGTAGGCATTTCATCTATATTATCTGGACTATAACCTTCCTCTGCAAGTAAGCCCTCTTCAATGGCTGCATTTATGGCTGCAGGATCTGCTGCATCAATGTCAAAGGGTAGCTTGTCACGCTCCTTGCCTTCAATAGTATCCATAATACGATTATAATAGCTATCTGTATCTGACTCGTGATACTCTAACAATTCAGCATACTTATCTTTAAGGTCTGCATTTTCAGGGTCAGCAATGCGGCGCTCAAGCTCTTTAGTAACCTGACGTGAAGTATGCCACATACCTACCTTCATAGCAAGACCTAGTATAGGATTAACTATTCCGCCTATGCCAGCAATTACATCTTGAGTCATGCTACGCTGTTCTTCTACAAGTGCCTGTAACTCACTAGGTGTAAGCTCTTTGTAGTTTGTAGGCTCTACTGTACTAGAAGGAACTACAGGAGGGCCGTCATCTGAGAAGCTAGGTACATCTGCTGCAGTAGTAACAGCACCACCTGTTGTGGCTGGATCAGGCTCTGGATTTACATATGTGTAGCCTTCTGGTATAGCAGACATAGGCATACCGTTAAAGAACATAATGGTAATAGTATTACCTTCAGCATTAACGTATTCACGCATCTCCATGGTCTCAGGTACATATATGCCGAAATCAGTAGGGGTTACAACACCACCATCCGCATAACCATCTGGGCCATCCGTAACTTCAAAGTCGGAATCATCAAACATAATGTCTAGATCATCTTGAGGGTCAACTACTTCCATGCCCATAGGTTCACCGCCAATGCGTCCATTAGCTTGCATCTGGTTGAAGCCTGTCTTGGCTTCACTACGTAGATCCTCAAAGAACTTAACACCATAGTAGCGTACTACATCAGCAGGTACAACATACTCACCTTCACTCAGTTGAGCAGGGATGTCATCACGTACTTCTTCTGGTAGTGAGCCTGTAGGTACTTCATTGCCTGACACAGGGTCTACACGTTCACCTGCGTCACCGAAGGCCATTTCCATTTGTTCATCCATTACTGCTCCGCCCTCTGCATAGCCTGTGTGTTCAAAGTCTAGTTTTGCATTACGGGCTAAGACTAGCGGCCCTATTTGTATTACTTCGCTTGCTTCACGTACAGGTACGTGTTTATTATCTCCAGCACGTACATAGAAGCCACCCTGTCTGCGAGGATCAAAGCCTACCTGTGTCCACTCTGGATCGTTAAGGTATTGTGCTGCTTTGGCTCGAATGTCATTCACATCAAGATCACCTACAATGCCAGAGACAGTAGCATAACCGGATTTGTTTGCTTCGCCTGTACCAATCCTAGCGCTAGTTTTCTCTGAAGCTATAAACTTAACAGGTTTATCTCCGTCAGACACATAGTGAATTGCCTTAGCATAAGTAGTAACACTCTTACCATCAGAAGTCTTAACGGCAGGTGATGTGCCAGCCACAATCCATGTGTCGTGATTTGTATAGGCAGGAATGTCTAAGCGGCCGTTATAGCGCATACCAACATTTAAGGGAGACTGTGGTACTCCTAGTTCTTCTGCTATTTTATCGTCAAGTACAAACAAACCGTCTCTGCGTTTGTTTGAGTCTAGAGCAAACACAAGAGCTTTATCGCTAGGTTCACGTGGTAAAGCATCCCAAGCGTCTACTGGTTTATACTTATCCACGTTTGATAGATGTTCTTCTCTAGTGATCTTATTCTCTAGTAACATCCTAGTTGAGTCTTCTAGCTCAGGTGTCTTAACACTAGGGTCTGATACACGACCTTCTTTGATAACGTCTTTAGCCTCCTTTTGCCATGAATCTGCATCAGATGCTTCATCTAGTTTAGCTATACGTGCATCATATTCTGCGTTAGACACCTGTTTGTTAATACCTTTTGTTGAGGGTACGTTAGACTCAACTACAGTAATGTCATTACCAAAGTGTATATTGCGGCGATTGGTATTCCTAGAGTCTAGTATCTCTACAGGATGTAAACCTACCTCAGGGTCAAGAGTGTACGGTACTTCTGGTGAAGCGTCCATACCTGCCTTCTTAGGGCCATAATCCTGTGTATAAACGAGTTTAGCTTTTCTACCTTCTACTGGAACAAACTGAACAGGTATCTCTGTATTTTGAAAGAGTGGCCCTAGTTGGTCTACACCCTCTCTTGTCATGTATATAGTCTTACCGCTGCGGGGCTGTATGCCTACAGACTCAGAGTCACCTCTTTCTGCTCTGTTACGCACTGTAGTACTATCATCAAACACGTCATAAACAGATCCTTTTGAGGTTTTGAATGAGCCTCTTACCATACCCTTAAGAACAGGTGCAGCTCCAGGAATAATACCAGCGGCTTCAACTGCACCCATACCTAGAGCTTTTAAATAATTAGGGTCATCCTTACTTAGCTCATCCTTAATATCTGAAACACCTTTAACCACACCAACAGGAGTAAAGTCTAGTCCAGCTTCCATCATCTGAACGCTTAAAGGATCACCTACGTTCTCGTACCTCTCATCAAAACTAGGAGAACCTGGTGCTACTGCTGCACGTTCTTCTTCTGTCATATCAATGAGGCGTTTACGATAGTCAGCCATTAACTTTGTCCCTCAAGTACTTTAGTTGTCTCAGCGCTTTAATAGCACCCTGATGTCGGTATAGCTCTGCAGTATCAGAGATGTTCTCCATACTTCTATGCGTGGAAGAGATGCGCTCATTAAGCTCCTCAAGAAGCGCATCCCATACCTGTTTATCATTCACAAGTTGCTTAAGCGACATTACCAGTGAATCCTTGCTCACCTGGAGTTGGTGCTGTTCCAATGCCTATCTGAGAGCCACCACCACCTGAGGTGTCCTGTACGCCCTGTGGAGCCTGTCCTTCTGGTGCTGGGCTACCTTGGGGCATGTTAACCCCTTCTGGGCCTGTAGGGGCCACTGGTGGCTGCTGGAAGCCTTTTAGGATCTCAGCTTGGATAGCAGCATCACTCATGGAGTTAGTAACCTTGTCTGGGTCAAGGTCCATAGACTTAGCAATCTCACGAATGATGTAGTCCATCTTAGCGAAGGGAGCTAGTACTGGGTTCTGTGCAACCTGCAAGAACTGCATCAAACGCTGTGACCGTACTTCGTTAGCCATGAGGCTCTCTGTACCAGAGGCATGTACCTCTAAGTCACCACGGATAGACTCATCAAAGTCAAACTGCATGTTGAATGCAAAGAAAGACTTACCTAAGGGGCGAATCAAGTAATCATCAACGTTCTTAACTACCGTCCGAATAGAACCGTTAGCAGCAGACATAAGCATAGAAATACCAGAAGCTGTACGCCCAACGCCAGATACTCCGGTTTGTCCGTGAGCGAAGCTAGGGAATCCAGTACTCTCATCTGCTAATACCCGTGCCTTATCAAAGAGTTGAATGTTCTCTTGTGCTACGTTAGGGAACTTAGTGCCGAAGATAGCTTGACCCGGAGCACCGCCCTGACGCCGGAACACCTTGCCCGGATACACAGATAAGTCCTGACCTGGTACAAGGTTAGTCTCATCTACTTCAATGATAAGATTACCAGATAGTGCAGCGTTGTCAATAGCCATACGCATAAAGCCATTCATCAACGTCTGTGTATCGTCCATGTTCTCAGCAATGCCTACACCAAAGAAGGAGTAAGGGTTATGCTCATAGGGTACAGCGTAGTAAGGAATACGTGTAGGTTTGAAGGGGTTAAGTACAAAGCGTAGTACTTCACCGTTACATACCCATACGTTACAGTTAACTTCGTCTAGGTCTTTAAGGGAAGAAGGAATATCTACGCCATGCTCTTCTAGTACATCTACGTCTACATAACCCCAGAACTCTAGTACTTCCCAACGCTCAGAGGACGGCTGTGTATCGTCATCCTCCATAGTCATTTCCCAGTACTTCTGAATGTAGTCTGGACCTTTATCAATAGCTAAGCCGATTGAATCAGACATAAAGTATGGGCGGTTCTTAAGCGCACGTAATTGAGTACGTGACATCTTATGACGTTCTACCACATACTCAGCATCATTCATAGACTTAGCTTCTGGGTCAGGGTAGAAGTCCCACACAGAAACATGGCTACACTCTGGCACAGTCTTTACAAGAGGGTCATACTCACCGCCCTCATCCCAATTAGGATATTCTTTATCGACAGCGAATGGGCCTTTCATGACACCCGTACCAAGTAGGGCCATCTCAAAAGCCATAGAGCGTAAGTGCGTAGAAGCGCCAGACTCTTGAAGCTGATCGTGGATCTTCTTTTCCATCTTCTTAGCTGCAATGAGTGCAGGGTGGAATGTTACTGTGTTAGGTGTGGTTCCATCACCCTCTACAATCTTGTCGGATACAGATTCCAGTTTCTCTGTGAGAGGGCCAAGACGCCGTGAAAGATCCATAAGGGTTTCACCAGGCTGTAGCTGTGTGTCGCCACTAATCAAGTATGGCTGTGATGGCTTGGATTGTGTAGCAACTTTAAGAGAGTCACCTGCTGCTGCGGCGTTAGGGTCTACGTTGATATGTACAGACTCTGCAACACCATCAGGTAATACAGAGGGATTAACAGAGAGAGGAAACTTGTTGTTACCAAATAGTACATCAACAATCTGTCCATACGCTGCAAGGGTCTTAGTCTTAGTGACCTTAACAAACACACGAGACTTTTCTGTGTCGGTGAACTGTACGTCTTTGCCATACAAACCACGATAGTTACGATAGGCTTTTAGCCACCGCTCTTCATCTGCAAACCTAGCATCTTCTGCACGTTTATAGCGCTCAGCTACAAAAGCAACTACACTAGACTTAGTTTCAAAGATACTGTCCGTACTGTCTTCAGCAGCTACGACTTCATCTGTTTCAAACATTTCTTCTTGTTCTGCCATAATCAATACCCGAATTGTGGATCACTAGCTTGAAAACCAGTGCGTTGTTTTGCTGGGTTAAAGTCCCATATGCTGCTACGTGGACGTGTCATAATACCGTATCTTAGAGCGTCATACAAGTGATCCTCTGCGTGAGTATCAACATCTTCTGGATTCTTCTTGTCCAGAGGAATACTTGGGATCTGTGCAATAGTGTTTGTACAGTTATCCATAAACACTAGGCGAGGCTTATCTGTGAACTCATCCACCTGTAAACGCCTGTGTATTTCGTTCTTACCCGCGACACGTGAGCCTCTTGATCTGTCAGACGGACGCCAACGGCAACCCTTCATATTCATCTGCTCTGCCAAGCTAGGCCCAGTGTCGCCACGGTTGTGCCATAAAGAACTATCCAGCACCCCGTATCTCATTGTACCATCTTTTGCTTCTGCTTCCAATATCAAATCTGCTAAGTCAGAAGCTGTAACTTTAGAGACATACATCTCACGGTACACAATTACTTGTTCGTCAGGTGCTACAGCAAACCAGAGAACACCAGTGTAACTACCATAACCGTAATCGCAAGCCCTAAACTTTGCCCAAGAGTCAGGGATCTCGAAGTGCTCCACGACATGTATCTTTCTGTCAAACTCTGGAAAAGCTGCACCTTCATTAATATCCCAGTTACCTTCGAGAAGCTGCTTGCGCTGATGCTCAGGAAGAGAGAGAAGCATCGCTTCATAGTCCCCCGCTTCTGCCAGATACGGGTTATCAAAGAGCGAAGCTGGGATAAAGCGCCGTTTAAATAGGGGCTGACCTTCTTTGCTGTGCCCTTTAGGGAAGGTAATTGTTTCACTCGTTTCAATGTTCGTTGCCCAAAAGGCTTTACCTGCTCTTTCAGGGTCAATAAACATCTTCTTAACCCAAGCATGACCGCTTCCTCCAGGGTTTGTTGTTGCTCTCATATACAAGCCTAAGTCCTTGGAACTACTACGTAGTCTTGACCTCATATAATCCCAAGCGTAAGGTGAAGTCCATTGAGTAAGTTCGTCAAATCCAATCCAGTTAAAAGCCTGACCTTGATAACGTGTAACATCTGTGTCCTTATCCAAGTATGACATCCAGAGGCGACCACCTCTAGGTGAGGTCCACTGAGACTTTCTCTCAGACCATTTAATGCCGGGTACAGCACGGGGGTATAGCTCTTGAGACTTCTGTATTAGTTCCCTTAGTTCTTCTGTTGTGTGACGTACAAGTAGGCCACTAAAGTTAGGATCGTTCAAACCATGTAGCGGGTCAGCTAACATAGCGTAGGATTTGCCACCACCAGCTGCGCCACCATAGAGAACCTCACGTTCTGACGAACTAAGGAAGTGCGTCTGGGGGCCGGGGTTTGGCTTGAATACTACATCCTGAGCCTCTTCTACATCATACTCAGGTGCTTTGACTTGTGCAGGAACAGTCTCTACTTTGGGGGTGGCGACTGCTTCAACGGTCTCTGTCAATTTCTGCGTATGCCCCGACCCCTTTGGTTTCGAGCTTTTCGATTTCCTCAAGGGTTTCTTTGAGCCACTTGGCAAGCTTGCGCTTAATTGCAGCTGCTTTTCTACGTTTCTGCTCAATCTCAACTCTTTTCTTTAAACCTGTATGGCCTATTTCACGGCCTGTCTCTTTACTTAACCAGTGTGCTACTGCACGATAACTATACTGTTTAAGGTGTCGTTTAGCAAGCTCTAAAGCTTCTAACTCAGATTCAATAGGTACGAGTAGCTTATCGTTGTCGGGGTGCAGTTCATAGCCAAAAGGTATGCGTTTAGTTATTCTGACTATGGTATGCCATTTCTTGTTGTGGTTCTTTGGCGGTAACGGTAACTGCCAGAACCCTAAATCTCTCTCAGGTACTATTCGTTTGAACCTTCTTTTGGTGGCAGATAGAAGATGCCTCCGCCAGATGTTACGTCTACTTTGTCTACCTTACCAAGTCCTGCACGATCAAGCAAGTCTTTTGCTGCTACCATCTTCTCTTTAATGCCTAGCTCAGTAGGATCATACAGAGCACCTACCATAGACATAGCAGCTTTAGGAGCAACACGTGCAAAGTAAGTACGTGTCTTCTCACCGATCTCATCCTTGAGAGCCTCAACAATAGCTGAAGTGCTTGAAGCAGGATCATAACCTGCAAGCTTCTTGGCTGCTACTGCATCACCGTTAGCTTCATCAAAGAGTACCTCTAAGAAGCGCTGTTGCTTTTCTGTTAGTGCTCTAGCCATAGTATATTCCTTATAGCGGATTATCGACTAGCTCATCATACGCTTTCCAAATATCATCTACTTCTGTCTGTAGAGTATCTAGCGTATCGCCTAGTCCATCTGTAATAGTTGTAGCCTTATCTACTTGGCTACGCAAGTCTAAAAGCACCTTCTGCTGCTCTAAGATCTGTGACATGTTTGTACTT